CCGTTTGGAAGGCCATGTAAATAGCTGCCGCCTTGACGGACGCATACATGAAGAACAGCGCCCAGGTGATGCCCGGTCTGACAAGGGCAGAGATGGCTGAGACAAACCAACCGGCCTCCTTGGCGGTCTGAGACTGCTCCTTGAAGGCTTCCTTGATGGTGTCAAGCTGTTGGACGGAGTAGTCCACATACTTCTCTTCCATCTTGAACTGACCGCGCAGCTTCTCCAGATCGGTCTGTAGCGTGAACATCGCCAGTTCATGCTTGCGTTCGTTGGCCTTGTCAAAGAACTTCAAGACCTCCGGGGCAAGACGGAAGATGCCCCCAATCAGGGAGCCGAAGATGCCGCCGCTGAGTAGTTCAAACATCTGACCATGCCATGACTACACCTTCGCTTCCATAAACTCTTTGGAGCCAATTTTGCTCCAACCACCGTCAATCTGATACTGCAAATTCTTTCCGTTGTTGAGCGCCCAGATTACAAGCCACGACAGCACCTTGGCGTCCATCTGCTTGCCGCACTCTCCAACACTGAAGAACTCAAGCCCATCACGATTTCTGCGCGTGATGATGACGCCACACATGTCCGGGCGCATCCACATTGGCAGGTCATCGGAATCCAACCAGTGACACTTGTAAGACTTGCATGGGTCAATCGGGCGGTTCTCGTAGATGGAGCAGGTCTTCTGAAGGAAGTAGCAGGGTTTGCCAGGATAGAAGTTGTGGCCCATAGCGGTGCCAGACAGCCACCCCTTACAGCATTCCGCGCATCCATCACAGGTTCTATTCAAGGATCACCACCGTATCTGTGTCATCAAAGAACATCATCCTGCCCCGGCAGGCAATGTTGTAGTCCTGCCCGTTGGCATCCAGTTCAGTCCAAGACCGGGTTTCAATCCGCACATGCTTGGCAAGAATCTCACGCCCGTTCTCAAACACCCGCCAGACATGGAGCATGGAGCCACGACCCGGTTGTCCCCGTGACTTGTTGAACCGGATCGTGTAGTTGTTCAATCAGGAGCCTTGGGCCACTGAATGTCAGCAGGGAACCCAGGCTGAAGACGAATCTCGCGCAAACCACGGCGGTACTCAATCCATGCGGCCTTAGCACCCGAGGTCATGGGCACATCAGGCAGCATCGACCAGTCCGACTCGGCCAACATCTTCTTGGCGCGATCCCAGGCGAGTTCTGCCGCAGACGATGTAGCAGGGCCGGGAGGCGCATCACCCACCTCAACCCAACCCATGTCGTTGTAGGCATCACCCAGCCAGGACAGATCACCGATCTGGTCGATGAAGCCGTGAAGGCCGAAGATCGGCCCCCAGTTTTCAGGCAGCGGTTGCGGCTCGTTTAGTGCGCTTCCGTCCGACAGTTTTTTGAGTTGCCACAGTTTGCTCATTTGATTCACTCCTTGCCATTAAGGCGGGTTGAAGTCCAGGCTGCCGCTCTGGAGCCGGTAAATGCGTACCTTTGTCTTGATGCGGGGCCATATCATTTGCATGGGGCGGATGTCCAACACCCGGAGAATGTTGAATTCCACGGTAATGGGCAAATTCTTCTTCTGTGTATTTCCAATCACGCCAACTTGCAAAGTCACGGCGAGGTTGAAGGTTTATATGACACCCAATACTTGCGGCTAGTTGGTGAATTAACTCCGTGACTTCAACTGGCTGCAAAATAACAAAAGTATTAGTGCCGTTATTCCGGCGCATAGAAATTTCTACTGCGCCACCAAAACAAGTGCCAACAGTAAAAGAACGCGCGCGATTTGACATTTCCGCCAGGTGGTTGGCGTGAGCAATTTCTTGAATTTGTTTTTCCTGCTTTTTCATTGCGGATTCCAGGATACATTAATAAAACCGCCGGACCCAACAGTAACTGGGTAATTGGAACCACCCGTTACGGTGACGCAGTTGTAGGTTGCGTTTGTTCCAGTGTTTCCTGGGTTTCCTGTACCGGATCCGGGGTTGCCTGCACCGCCGCGACCACCGCCAGAGCCGCCAGCACTGCCTGTTGCATTCTGCGGTAGGCCATAAGGATAAGCCGCTGCACTACCCCCACCACCGCCTCCGGCAGTACGCGCGACTGGTGCAGAAGCACAACCTCCGGGACCCCCGACGGCAAGACCGGAACAACTTATGCCTCCACCACCACCGCCATTTCCGCCGCCGGTGGTGCCCGCATTGCCAGAAATACACCCACACCCCGGATTGCCAGCATTGGCCGAGCCTGCACCCCCACCCCCACCCCCACCATAAGCGACGGAGTTTGAAGGGCGGAAAGCACCTGCGCCACCCCCACCACCGCAGGGGTTGGCTGGGGTTGGACTGCTTCCTATAGATGGGCCAGCAAAACCACCGCAGACAACTTCTCCGTATGCCCCGCCATTTCCGCTGTTGCCAGCAGTCCCAGCATTTCCGCCTGTTCCGCCCCCAGTACCACCGTTGCCGCCCGGAAATGTATACCCAAATCCGTTAGTTGCAGACCCGGAGTTTCCCGGATTTCCCGCAGTGCCCGAAGTGCCAGGATTACCGCCGCCACTACCTCCTGCTGTACTCGCAATACCGACCGGAAATACATAATATCCACACTGCGGACCGCCCGGATCGGGTATAAAGTTTGCTGCTGCTGCAGTACCACCGTTGCCGCCCGTTCCCCCACGACCAGGATTGCCGGGATTACCGCCACTACCCGGATTGCCAGAACCGCCTTGGCCTTGCACAGAAACTTTTGAGATGCCAGTAGGGGCTGTCCAAGTCCCAGAAGCGTTAAAAGTTTGAGAGCCCCCCGGGACAGGGACTTTGCCCCCAAACATTGTTACTTTAGGTGTTCCTGCGGGCATTTTTTCCTCACTCGTAATAGAACCAGCCAGTCACAATGTACTTGCTGCGCTCACCAAAAACAGTATTACCGCGATGGGTGTGTGTAAATGCGGCGGGCCACAGCACCATTGTGTTTTCTTGTGGTTGAATACGGCGCTGCTGATAAAGAAATTCTGTTTCCCCGGCCTCTTCTTGCGTCAGCGTGTTAAGGTAAAGCATATAAACCAAAACACGCTCTGAAAAATAGCCATTACCTTGTTCTGCATGCCAAACATGATACCCGCCACCAGGATTGGTGCGTTGCGCTTTCATGGCAGTGCCAAAAATTTTTGCATCTTTAATTGTCGAAAACTGTTCTGCATATGCTTCGTAGCAGTTTTGAAGTCCGTGAAAAAATACTCGTGTAGAGTTGAGATTATTAAACGGCGCAACCGTATGCACACCAAGATTAAAATCCATGTGTGTGTCATTTTTTTCGTGCTTTAGAGCGTTTTCACATCGTTGGCGATTTACACCAGCCCCAGATTCAGCAAGTCTTTCAAACTCATTTATTAAATGTTGGCAGTACCCTTCTGGGTAAACATCACGATAAACAGCGATGAAATCCTTATATTCGGCGTTCATTTGAATGCAGGCCCAGAAATCCAAGCCACAAGAGATTGACGACTACCGCTTGTCACGGGGGTTACTTGGTGGAGTACATACGAGGGGAATGCTGCCACCAGACCCCGCTGTTTGCGAACGGTTTGCGGCTGACCACCAGTATGAACTTGGAGGTTTCCCCCCTCGTACTGGCTCGGGTCGGTCAGTTGAAGTACCAGACTGAGTTTCCGACTGGGGCTGATTCTCCCGCCGTAGTCCTGATGCCATCCGTACATCCCCTGTTCTGATTGGTCGTAGTTTGTGAGTTGCAACTGCTCCCCAAACCCTGTCAGGTCAAACCGATAGTATTGGGCGTTGAGTGATGAGGCAATATGCCCCAGTTTTTCAAACACCCAGGCGGTGTCTTGCGTCTTGTTAAGCCAGGATAAATGAGAGCGCCGTATTTTGGCAAGATCATCACCGGTCGGGTTTCCGCCCACCTGCGCCCGCTGATCCGCCTTCTGAGCCTGTTCTTGCAGCCAATTCAACTCCTGCTCCGTGAAGCCGTTCTCCCACCAAACGAATGGCTCAACAGGCATGGCGTAAGGAGTCAGCATGTGCTGCACGGGCGCTCCTTGTGCGACACGATGAAGTGAATGCACCGTGTTGGGGTGTCGGCGTTGCTGCCGGTAAGTTGGTGCTGCATCCACGAGTTCGCAAACATGACCGTCCCCGGCACCATGTTGTTGAAGTGGATGATGTTGGTGGCGTTGCTGACCTCTGACCCTTGCACGAAGTCCAACTCGATCATGGACTTGTTCATGCGGGTGTCGTGGTAGATGGGGTACGCCCCGCCTTGAGGCGTCTCCAGAAAGAACCAACCACACATCTGGCTGTTCTTGTGGATGTGCACATTCGTGCCGCCACCACGGTTGACCTCCTGCGCCCAGAGTCCTTGGAGGTAGAAGTCGTACTTCTCGACTGCGTAGCCTTGATCTTTCAGTAAACCTACGACCGACAGCAGGATATAGTCTGCCACTTCCCTGAAGGCAGGATCGTGCCCAAGATGGGCGGACTGACACATCGGCCATTCTGGCTTGCGTACCTGATCCAAGTATTGGATGCATGTTGGCAGAACCTTTTCAGCCAAGTCGGGCCGCTCATCTCGGTAGACGATAACCGGGAAGTAGGCAAAGCCTTCCATCAGGCGTTGATGTGGGCTTCCAGCGCAGCAGCAAAAGCCGTAATGTCAGCAGCGGTCACATCACGAGCGTCCACAGGCTTGCTGCGGGCGTTCTCGATCAGGGTTTCCTTTGCCAAGCGCACGGCTTCCAACTTGGTTTGTTTAACCTGCATCGCCATTTGATTGGCGTGGCGGGCGTTTTCTAGGTCAAGTTGAAACTGTTGTTGAGCATCTAGGGCCATTTTTCACTCCTTGAGTTAAGCCGTCATATTCTTCATGGCGATATTGCCATAGTAGGTCGTGCCTCCATCCGGGGTGAAGAAAACCCAGATATCAACAGCGTTCGCCGTGGTAGTGCGAGACAGGGATGCTGCCCCGCCAGGGAACTTGAATGAACCGCCAGCATAGGCAACAGTTCTACCGGCAGTGCCGTCGTTCGTCAAAATCAATGTAAACGAAGACGATCCTGTGGCTACCGGATAGCGTAGCGTAATGGTGGCGTTACCCGTCAGGGTCGCTGTAAACACACCCCCTGAAGTTATATCCAGATTGATCGCCGTCCCGGTATTGCCAAGAGCAGTCACCGTATCGGCATAACCAATAGAACGGATGTAATTACCCGTCGTAACCGCCGCCGCGACAGACAGCAAGCTGGAAGTCGAGGGGGCTACACCGGCACCGCCGCCAATCACAATGGTATTTGCAGCCAACACCCCAGACGATGCAATCGTGCCGGAAGCCGTGAAGGCTAGGATGCCGCCTGATGTGCCAGAAGAAAGCCCAGTACCGCCATTTGCTACTGGAAGCGTTCCAGTTACACCAGTTGACAGAGGCAACCCCGTCAAATTTGTGGCCGTTCCCGACGAAGGAGTGCCGAGCGCACCGCCATCTTGCAACAATCTCGTCCAAACGCCGCCGTGTGCAAAATACATCGCCCCATCTGCGTGTGAGTGGGCGACTGCACCGTGATAAGTGTTGGCAGACGGAAATGCCGCTTGATTATCAAAATAAAACGGAATAACTGAACCTGCTTGCGGCGCGACGACAGCACCCGCATCCG